ACGAGAAACGCGCAAAACAGGAGATGGGAAAAATCCTTCGGTTGCGATTGTAGATGAATACCATGCACATGAAACATCCGAAATTTATGATGTTTTAGATAGTGGAATGAGCGCAAGAAAAGAACCGCTAATCATGATTATTACCACGGCCGGAAAATTGTTAAATGGGCCATGCGTAAAGGAATATGATTATGTAAGCAAAATATTAAATCCAGAGTTAGACGTTGAAAATGATTCATATTTTGTTTTGATATGTGAGTTGGATGAAGGTGACGATATAAAAGATGAAAATAATTGGATTAAATCAAATCCATTACTCGCGACTTATGACGAAGGAATTGAATCTATTCGATTAGCAGTTAAGCAGGCAATAGATGATTCAGAAAAGATGTGGTCATTGCTGACAAAGGTATTTAATATTTGGGTTAGTCGAAAAAGAGACGGATACATGGATATAAAAAAATGGAATTTATGCAAAAAAACTTCTAATTTCCTTGTGGAAAAAGGAATTTTAAAAACTGACGGTACACTTGATTTATCAACATGGCGGGTCTATTTAGGAACTGACTTGTCAAGTACGATAGATTTAACGAGCGTCGGACTTGTAGCGGTTAGAGATGGTAAATATTTTGTGATGCAGCATTCTTTTATGCCGGATGAGAAGTTTAATGAACGAATGTCTAAAGATAAAGTCCGGTATGACATGTATAAAGAACAAGGATATTTAGAGACAACGGAAGGCGAAGTTGTTGATTACAGATTCGTAAAAAAATACGCTAAAAAATTAGGTGAAGAAACGAACGTCTTAGAACATGGATTTGATAAATGGAACGCGGGTGACTATGCTCAATATCTCGGAGACGAAGGGCACATGATGGTAGAAATACCCCAGGGGATCGCATACTTGAGTACGCCTACAAAACGATTCCGCGAGGAAGTTTATCAAGGTAATGTTTACCATTTAGGTGATCCGTTACTACAAATGGCAATAAATAACGCAGTCTGCAAAATAGATGATAATGAAAATATTAAGGTCTCGAAAGAAAAGTCACATAGTAATGGTCGAATAGACCCGATTGCTGCTGTGCTTAATGCCTTTGCCAGAGCCATGTTGGATCCGTTTAAAGAAAACTTAGAAGAATACATTATGAGCGATGATTTTTGTATGTGAGGTGAGAAAGAATGAATGTTTATTATATCGAAAGAAAAGATTTAATGATCGTAGAAGTTGAAGGATTGGGTAAGGGAGAAGGAGATAAACTAAGCGAGACCATTAAAGAAATTGGAGTTGAACGAGTCTTGATTATTCCAGGTAATTTTCACTTTATTAAAGAAGCAGGTGGTGAAAATGAATAAAGTAACTATGTTAGATATTTTAATGATCATGGCAATCATTCTAATATTTATTCCAATTTTCCGACTTAACTTGGATGTTGGTCTTTTTGTACTAGGATTAACATTGCTAGCCGTAGTTAATAAATCAGTCAATAAAGAGCGTGGTGATGGTGAATGATTTCTGGAATTTTGAAAAGAAGCAACGACAAAGCTCAACCCAACAACACTCCTAAAATGCAAGTCTCAGGAGGATTTGATTGGTTAGGGCAAATTTGGGGAAGTTCTGGAACCAAAAGGGTAAGGTCGGAAAATGCGGACACGTTCAGTGATATTTACGATTGCATAAATGTATTAAGTGATGATATCGCAAAGCTCCCTATTAAAGTTTTCAAAAAAAAAGATGGCATTATTTACCGCGTTAGCAAAAATGAACATGCGTTAGCTAAATTACTAGCAGGAAGACCCAATCGATACATGAATGCCTTCGTTTATAAAAAACTACTCATGATAGATGTGCTCACAGATGGAAATCATTACACATTAATGAGATTTGATGAAAAAGGAAATATTGTTGAGTTATTCCCTTTAACCGCTGCCACGACTAGACCAATCCTAGATCAGGGAGGAAAATTGTATTATCAATCAACTGTAGACAACGAGGTTCGATATTTTGAACCGTGGGAAATCATCCACATTAAAGGTTTGTCTAGGGATGGAATCACTGGAAAATCCCCAATCCGCGTTATCGCTGAACGCGTGGAAGCGAATGAAGCCGCTAATGCCTATAACACTAAAATGTTAGAAAAGGGCGCTACTCCTAATGGAATTTTAAAGGTCGAAGGTTCGCTTGGTAAAGAGGCAAAAACAAAAGTAAAAGAAGAATGGAAGCGAGTAAATGGGTCAGACGCAATTGCGGTGATTGATTCTGGATTACAATATCAACAATTAGGAATATCGCAAAAAGACATGGAGTTTATCGAAACTCAACGATTCAACAGACAAAAAATTGCATCCATCTATAAGATGCCTTTGCATAAAATCAATGATTTATCTCGTGCGACATTTTCGAATATTGAACATCAATCTTTAGAATATGTTAAAAATACAATGCAACCACACATAGCACAAATTGAAATTGAATTTGATACACAAGCATTTACAGAATTCGAAACGAAAGATGGTTGGGAATATTACATTAAATTTAATGTTGATTCGGAATTAAGAGGAGATAGTGAAACACGTGCCCGTGTGCAAAAGTTACAAGTCGAAACCGGAGCCAAGGTGCTTGATGAAATTCGTGCACAAAATGAAGACTCTCCATATGAAGGTGAATGGGGCAGTCGTCCATTAGTTACTCTTAATTGGACATTCCTAGACAATTTATTAGCATACCAAAATGCTCGGGCTGGTGTGCATAACATAGAAGGTGGTGATAATGATGGCAGAAAAAAAGGAAACGAAGCGGGAGCTTCGACAACTAACGACTGAGATTGATTTAAGGCAAGCTGAAGAGGGCAAGGAAGTCATTGAAGGCTATGCGCTTAAATTCGAACGTTGGAGCGACACTTTAGGGCATTGGTTCAGATTTCGAGAAAAGTTAGATAAGGATTGTTTGCGGAACGCTGATTTATCAAAAACTACTGCCCTATTTAATCATAACGAAAACAAAATTCTTGGTCGTAATGGGGTAAACTTGGAATTGGAAATAGACAATATTGGTCTTCGATTTAAAGTATCTCCAATAGATACAACGTACGCTAAAGATTTAATGGAAAATATTCGTGCAGGTGTCATTAATCAATGTTCATTTGCTTTTTCTATATCTATAGATGACGATGCTGAAGAATGGCGTGAATCAGAAACAGAACCAGAAGTTTATGAACGAACTATTAAAAAAATTGATACTATTTATGATGTGTCGATTGTTACTACACCGGCATATCCAGATACAGAAGCGGTAGTGGGGACTCGGAGTAAAGAGGAAGTGGATAAAATTATTAATCGATCGAAAGATGGTCGTAAAGAAATCGAAAAATTGATATTAGAAGCAGAGGCGTATTCATAAACGGCTCTTTTTTAATACAAAAATTAGGAGGAATTATTCATGAACGAACGCGAATTAAGACAAAAAGTCACAGAGGCAAAAGAAAAATTTGACGAGGCAGTAAAAAACGGTAAAACAGTGGAAGAGTTAAGAGCTTTAAAAGATGATTTAAAAGAAGCTCGCGAGAAGTTAGATTTAGCTATTGAAGCTCGCGATATAGGTGTTCCGAAAATAGAACCAGAGCAAAAAAAGAAAAAAAGTACCGAAGTTCGCTCGGTTGATGAATTAGAAAATGATGAAGTTGAGGAGCGTTACAAGAAAGTTTTCTTGAAATCTGTTAGAGGTAAAGACTTGACTAAAGATGATATAAGGACGTGGGAACGTGTGCAAGAAATCCGCCGGTTGAGCTCCAACGTAGACGAAGATGGAGGATTTGTTGTACCGGTTGATGCTTCGACGCAAATTAATGAATTTAGACGACGATTTACATCCTTACAAAATTTCGTAACCGTTGAAGTTACTTCAACCAATTCTGGTACGCGTGTTATAGAAGTTGATGCTGATATGAACCCCTTTGTAGATATCGAAGAATGGGATGATATCGAAGATATTGAAAATCCACAATTCCAACCTAGAAAGTATGATATCAAAAATTATGCGGGTATTTTGCCGATTCCAAACACCTTATTGCAGGACAATGATGCGAATTTATTAGCATATATCTATCGTTGGATTGCTAGGAAATCAGTGTTGACACGTAATTTAAAAATCATTGCTATTTTAAAAACATTTAAAAAAAGGACTATTCAAAATTTTGATGATGTTAAGACTGTCTTAAATGTGGAACTAGATCCAGATATTAAAAGCGGATCGCTTTTTATTACCAATCAGGATGGGTTCAACTACCTTGACTTGTTAAAGGATGAAAAAGGAAATTACATTTTAAAACCAAACCCTGCTGATGAAACTGAATATAGATTACAAAGTCGCACAGTCGTTGTTTTATCTAATCGAATTTTGAAAACAGAAAATAATATTGCACCTCTATTCGTAGGAATGCCTCAAGAAGGTGTGATTTTATACGACCGAAATGTTTATGAGTTGCTAGCGACTAATACGGGTGGCAAATCATTCACGAGAAATACAACAGATATACGCGTCTTCGATCGATTCGACGTACAAAAATGGGATGATGAAGCAGTGATTTTTGGTCAAATCGATACTACAGTAGAG